TGCTCGTGCTGCACGTAATTGGTTAAACAGCCGCACAAACTCTGATTGGCTTTCATCACTTCCCGGAGTTCAGCGTACAGCGCAAACCTATGTGAATAACCTAGAACGTGCTGAAGGCATGGCAACCCGTGCCGCCAAGGTTGGCAAGGGTAAAGAGGCTCAAGCGGGTATGGCGGCTAAAGAAGCTACCAGAGCAGAGGAACTTGGCGTTAAAGAAGGCGGCAAAGTTTTGGCTGCTGCTGAGAAAGAAGCGCAGACTATCCTTGGCTCTGCTGAACCTGCTGCCCGTGTTGTGGAGATTATCAACAAGGGTGACAGGACGCTATGGGATCGAGTTGCCCCAGCTATAGCAGCCGCCCCGCAAGGCCGGGAGATACTTGGCGAGGCTGTTCGTCAGTCATTGGCAGACAGGGCTACGCAGGGTATCTTTGGCACTATTAGGTTCTGGGAAAGCAGCCTGAAAGATTCGCTAGGCAGGACGGGTTTGATGGGAGCTAGAGAGCTAGACCAGATCAGTCGCCAGCTTAGAGAGATTCAGGATGTTGCCATTCCAGAACAGCAGAAGTTGACATTGGCTGGCAGACTTATTAAGAATGCAATCGTTGGTTATGTTGCGCCGGGTGCGTACAGAACGGCAGAGGGGGTTATAAATCAGCGCGGTCAGATTGGCTCTGTCGCGCCCAACTTGGGAGCAAGATGATGATGTACGGTAAAAAGATGAGTGATGCAGAGATTCGTGCTGCTGAGATGCGTGGCGGCGAGAATGAGGTTCGTGGTTCGCTGGATGCTCAGAAGGCGCTAGGCCGCACCATGATGAAGGAAAAGCCAGCCATGCCTATGCGTGGCGCTAAACGTAAGATGAAGCGATAGGAGGCTGCTATGCCACTGATTAAAGGTTTTAGCCAGAAGTCCATGAGCAAGAACATTTCCAAGGAAATGAAGCGTGGCAAGCCCCAGAAACAAGCCGTAGCTATTGCCTACAGTGTTGCTCGTAAGGCAAAGAAAGAAGCTAGAGGTCGTATGCGATGAGCAGGAAAAAGGATAAGGGGATAAATCCTGAACTCGAAGATGCTATTTCTAAGATGCTAAAAGAGGTAATGCAAGACCCTACGGCATCTATTACTGACAAGTCGAAGGTGATAGACCGCGCCTTAAAGTTGGAAGCTATCAAATTGAAAATAGCCGATGACGAATGGGGAAGCGGTTTTGCTTCTGAGGAAGATGAGTAGTATTATGTGAATACCATTCATTATAGGGGATATTCATGGATGCTACTAAACTTATCAGTATTGCATTAGATGTATTGTCAGAGCGTTTGATTTTGATTCTTGCATTAGGAATGGTCTGCGGGATGACTTCGTGGGCTATGTGGGGGCCGCAGTGGGAGAGATTGGTTGCGCTGGCTATCTTTTCCGTATTCACGTTTTTGGTTTTGCGTAGAGATAGGAGCTTGAGAGATGAAAAAGTATCAGACTAACAACCAGCAAGGCGGTATTGCTATGCGCCCTCAGTTGCCTACTGATGTTACTGGCGGTGGCGATCCATACTACAAGTCAGGTACGCTGCCCAAGGGTGGCTTCCAATCTACTTGGTGTTTCGGCAGTTCTCACGATAGTAAGAACAGCCCTACTGATACGGTGAAAGGCCAGAAAAAGGTTGCGTAATGGCGAACAATATCCCGTTTCAACCTATGGGCAATTGCGTTGTGGCAACTGCTGCAAGCGCAAACGTACAAGGTAATGTGGTTTCCATTACTGCTGTCAGTCCGGTCAACCAATACTTTGTCTGCAACGTAGATAAAGACAATCCTGTATTTGTTGCTTACGGAGAAACCGCAAATATTACCGCCAGTATTCCAGATGGAAATAGTGCTGCGGTTGTAACTATTCCACCTTATAGCTCTCGATCATTTACTGGCCCACAATGTAGTTCTACTAAGACTGTGTACGTGCGAATCATTGCTCCGCATAACAATGCGAAGCTTTACATTACGCCGGGAGAAGGACTATGAAAGATTACATTCTTGATAGAGTTAAAGAACCGTCAACGTGGCGTGGCGCTATCCTGTTTCTGACTGCTATTGGTGTGCCTATTGCTCCGGCTATGGCTGAAGCTATCGTGACTGCTGGACTAGGCATTGCCGGTCTGGTTGGTATGCTGACCGCAGACAAGTAATGGATTGGTCGAAATATCCTAACTTCAAGGCTGATGAGTTTTCCTGCAAACATTGTGGGCAAAACAAGATGCAGCCTGAATTTATGGATAAGCTGCAAGAATTACGTAATCTCTACGGTAAACCCATGAAGATTACTTCTGGCTACCGTTGCCCTAAACATCCCATAGAAGCCGCTAAGAAAGCTTCTGGCGCTCACTCTACCGGGCTTGCTGCCGACATAGGCGTTGATGGTAGCGAGGCTCACAAAATCCTTTCTCTGGCTATGCAGCTAGGCTTTACTGGCATAGGCGTACAGCAGAAGGGCGCTGGCAGATTTATCCACGTTGATACGGTTAAGTCTCCCCCTAGACCTAATGTGTGGAGTTACTAATGGCTAAGAAAGGTGTCAGCCTAGCTATAGGCAGAGGTGAGAAGCTACCTGCTAGTCAGGGTGCTGGCTTGACTGCCAAGGGTAGGGCTAAGTACAACCGGGAAACCGGCAGCAATCTACGTGCGCCAGTGACTTCCAGCAACCCTACCAAGGGTGAGGCGGCTAGGCGTAAATCATTCTGTGCGCGTATGGCTGGCGTGGTACGCAAGTCAAAGAATTCTGAACGCGCTAAAGCCTCCATGCGGAGATGGAAATGCCGATAGCAGATGATCTTAACGAAGACATAATGCAGGTCATAAAGACAGAAAGAGCGCCAGATTTTCTGTCAGATGTGCAGTCGGAATATCCTTATATGAAAGATAAGGAAATAGACATTCTGTATAACCCAAAGCCGGGCGAACAAAGGTATCTTGAGTTTTACCCACCTGATGAACCCGGTGCGCCAGATATGCCAAGACCATCTGGGTTGCCTATGGGTAGAGTTGGCATAGAAGTCTTCCGTCCAGATGTTCGACCTATAGACATTCTCGGTGACTATGTATCCCATTACGGTGTAGAAGCCGATCCAAAACTGCAACAGTATTATCAGCAATTTGGTCAGTCATTAGAACCTGAGATGATGCGTCGGCGTTATCAGTTTCACCAAAAGCAATTAGGTGAACAACGTCCGTATGAGCAATGGTATGAAAAATCAGGTTTGCCAGAGATGTTTCGTGGATACACCTTCAATCAATGGGGCGACAGGGCAGAGGAAATGTACACGCCTCAACAGTTGCAAATCCTAAATGAAGTAAGAAAATACTTAGGGATTACAAAATGAATAAAGGACTGTACTACAACATCAACAAGCGCCGGGAGAAAGGCTTGCCGCCTAAGAAACCGGGAGAGAAAGGCTATCCGACTAAGGAAGCTTTTATACGTTCAGCAAAGACTGCCAAGCGTAGCGGTAAGAGGTAGGCTACTCACTGTGTAGATTGACCACTGACCAAGGTTAATCAAGACCAGCACAGCTTTCGCCCTGCAAATATTCTAGCAAAAAATGAAGTAGGTGATGATTGCTGCTGTCAGCAATATCAGCCCCATTCCCACTAGCAGCCCTCCGAAGAAGACCAAAGCAGCAAATGTTTCCATTAGTAGCAGGATGTATTACAGTTGCCGCCATAGCAGCAGGTTGTGCATGTTACATATCTACCGTTCATGTAATAGCTATGAGTGGTGCAGTTAGCCCAGACCAGTGTAGCTACGCACAACAGGAAACCCCCGACGATTGCCTTCATATACGCCTCCTATAACATATCTCGAATATCTTTAACTGGAATGCCCATCTTTTCGTGAATGGCTAGGATAAATTCAGCATTGACTTTGATCTTGCCATGACGAATCTTGCTCAAAACAGGTGGACTCATCTTGAAATACTTGGCTACTGCTGAATCATTAGCTTTGCCACCCTCTTGTTCTTTAATTTTCTCTGCAAGAAAATCAAGAAGTTGACACTTCACTATCTCCGTCATTTCATCTCCTTATGGCGCTGGAATCAAACCACCTTCAAAAATGTATGTGCCGATATGACTTAGGTGAACCCAAGGCGCAGCCCATACGGAACCGTTACATTTATCTCGCCACTGTTTGCAGAAGTGATAATCCTCAGAAAGCAAGCGCCTAGTCTCAGGCTCAATGCTTTCCGTAAAGTATTGGAAGATTTCCTCTGCGCCGAGGTTGCCAGCAAGATCGCCAACATCATTGATATAGCTAGGTGTGTGTGGCTTTAGTTGCTCGAACACTTCCCGCTTGATAAGCATGAATCCAGTGCCACCGTTCCAGATTTCGATAGGCTCGTTCACTGGTACGGTTGCCTCGCCAGCGTAGTTCTTCAAATTAACTACGAATGCCCCCGTATAAAATTTCAGCTTTTCTGGCGGTACGCCTTCCAGCGCAGCCTTGTGTACCTGATTCCAGTTGATTTCCTTTTTAGGATAAATGCCGCAGATAATTTCCTTGTCGGCCTCCAGCATGGTCAGAACGTCGTTTGGATTGAATCGTATGTCAGCATCCACAAACATCAGGTGAGTGCAATCTGTCTTCATAAAGCCCTGTACCAGCGCATTCCTGCCGCGAGTAATCAGGCTTTCGTTGAACAGGAAAGACATAAGGTTTTCCATGTTCTTCTCTCTGCATATATTTGTAAGCTGTAGCAGAGATTGTGTGTAGAAACCATAACATTGCCCACCATACATAGGCGAGGCCACGAATAATTTAGTCATTTAACCATCCTATAAAACCATTTATTTGCACGACGCTGGCACAGAATGTTGTATCCATGCTGGCGTAACTCACTGACAATACTGTTGACTGCACATACCCCGGCTTTCTGAATAATGTCTAAGGTTGTGTATTCCCCTCCCCGCCCCAAAAGTTTTGCGACTTTCTGAAGTCTGTCTGACTTTTCAAAATTAGCTGCATTCACGATATATCCTCCACTCTAATCACGTAGCGGCCTTTTACATTCTTGCGCCACCCATGCACTTCAATACGAATACCGGCTTCTCTAACCTTTGCTACCGTATCTGATTCCTGAATCTTCTTTATACGTTCAGCAACAGCAGATGCCGTAACCTGTACTGCCAGAACTTCATCCTTACGTATAGCCAGAATGTCGCACCACCCCCACAAGTCTTTCCTTTGCTTGGTAAAAGAGTTCCACTTCTCCACTATCTCGCAGTGGTAGCCTTGTTCCCTAAGATACTCAAGGCTTCGTTGTGTGGGTGAGCGACTAGCAGCCATCAGACCTTGTTTTCATCAACACGATGATCGCCGCACCAATCAGTCTGGTACACCACCGGATAACCACCCATTGTTGGAGCATGGCGACGGCATCGACCAACCTCTCTCCTGTCGACCGGCTTCGGGTCTGACGCATACTTCCTGACAAACCAGATGCAAGTCCGGCAACGCATCCCGTCAGACCGATGCACCCAAGAGTCTTGGTCTAATTTCTGTTGAGCAGCGTTCAAACTGCCGCTGGCTATTGCGCCTTCTTTAAATACTGGTGGATACTTTTCCTGAAACTCATTCATTTAAATCCCCTTATCAAAAAGGTATTTCGTCGTCTTTAGGCGTGTACTCTCGAACCGTGCTGCCGGGAGTAGGCTTCTTATAATTAGGGTCAGGAACCCAATTGTCCTGCGCCAAGCTAATCAGGCTACCTACCCGCGTCTGCTTAGTCCAGCCAGCCAGCTTGACCCACTCGCCCTTTGCAATATCCCGGTCAGCAGTAAATCCACCTTTCATATCTGGTGCTTTTGAACCCGGCTGTTTCTTGTCGTTCGTGTAAAGAACGCCTTTCCCCGGCTCTTGTTCATGAGTTCCCTTCATACTTCCTCCAGTGAATTAGCTGCCGCCACAATCCTCATTTTTGTGACGTTATCCATCATGTCGATGACTTCCTTGTTTACATCCTTCAATGCTTTCAGCTTGTCTCGCTTGGTTGCGTCTGCAAGCTTCTGGCTGGCTTTGATCTTGTGAACCATGTCATGGAAGCATATCTCCCAATTTTCTAAATCCTCCACCGAGGCGTATGCTTCCTCCTGACCCGGAACGAAGAAGTGCAAAAAATGCTCACCTTGTTCCTTATGTTTCTTTAAATCCTCAACCACCTCTGCTGCACCCATATCGATTTCTTGCGCTG